CGCGCGCAGTTCGCTTTCGCCAAAGGTGATTGTAGCCGTGGCTTCTATGTGCGTTGTGGTCTTAAAGTCTGCCATGTGGTTGTCCTTTGTTGGGTTTATCATGTGCCTACCTTCGGACATTGCCGCTAGATTGTCAACGTGATAATTCTGCATTGTCCGAAAATAACGCTTGCCATGTGAGATTGCTGGTCGTATGGTGAGGCATAAGCAACCAAGGAGACGACCATGACAACCGTAACTCACATCCACGACGCGACAAACATTAAAACACGCGGAGTATCGCATAATAACGACAACGCCATTAGTTTAGACATTGAAACAGACGGCCATTGGGGTACGCTTTCTCACACTGTAACTATCTTTGGCTTGCCAACGCACATCGCAGACGCGCTTGAGGAATTGCTTGGCAATGGCGGGGTGGAGAAATGACCGACGCAGAACAAGACGCAGCCGACGACGCACAACGCCTAGAATGGGCCAACGCAGACGAGGCAGCACGCAAGGCCGCATACGACGCGCACTTCCCCGACTTTGACGAGCACGCGCTTGGAATGTGTGACCCACGGCACAGCCTGAGCAGATTCCACGACGGCGTTGTCGTTATCCCCGCCGGATTAGCCAAAGGATTGACCCCATGAACACAGACGGAAACACAGCCGCGATTGAGCGCCACCTCGCCGAGCAAGAGGCACACGACGCCGCCCAGCCTGTTATCCTGTACTGCCGACCATGCGATGAAATCATATCAAGCGAGGACTGGCCTAGTCACGTCTATCGCGGAACCTGCCCCGATTGCGGTGGCGATATTGAGGAAATAAGATGACCCTACCACATTACAACATACCGCCATTAACGCCGCACAAGCCCACGCCAACAATCCCTCAGATGGAGGACCGGCACGAGCGCCATGTATTGACAGACAAGGCCGAGCGCGTGGTCAATCAAGTTCTGGCGTTTGCCTTGACCGTCTTGGCCGTCGTGTTTGTTGGCGGGCTGATGTACAAAACGTTTGTGTGGGGCTATTAATACCCGCTAGACATTACAGCCCAATGCAGCCAACAAAGACTGGCTGTATTACGATGCAATGTCGCATCAATTTAGGAGACTACCATGAAGATTCTTACATCAATCGCACTTGCCGCCGCACTATTTTCAACCTCAGCCCATGCAGAAATTGACCTGTCCGGCTTTAACGGCGGATTGACCAAGCTGGTATCGTGCACCAACGTCCCAGCGCAGTCCGGATCTGTTGGTGGCTTTTACATCAACGGGATTGGCTGGTTTGTTCAAGAACCTGCGGCACACCTCGCAACCGTTGACGCCATTGTCATCCCAGCCGAGTTCCATCCAAAAGACGCTGACGAAGTTGTGGCGTACCTGCAAAGCGTTGGCTTGACAAACTTTGCGTTGGATATTTCCAGAGGCCAAGACGTGCGGATTATTGACGGCAAACCTGTGACAGTTTCAGACGTTTCAAAGTGGTGCTTTTAACTGATTCAATCAACGGCGGGCTTGGAAACAATGCCCGCCAAACATCACCAAGGGAAAATGCCATGACAAACGACCCGCAAGATGGTGTCCCGCCTGACAAGTGGATGTCACACGACGGCATTGTCTGGATCGGGGCCATGCCTGACGAATACCTGCTAAATTCATACAAAACTTGCGTGAGGCACAACAACCCAAAGCAAGGCGACTTAATGCAACACATCAAACGCCGCAGACTAGAATGGAGAGTGGCAGCATGAACAACACCCCCAAAACATTCGAAAAACTAAACGCAGGTTTCATCTGGACTGCAGATAAAGCCCTAGACAACTGGCGTGTGCTACGTGCGGACAAAACAGGCAAATTCCGTGGCGATTGTGACGACTATGCGGTCACGGCGTCCCTCATCGGAAGCGGGTCAAGCTGGCGCCGCTTTTGGTGGAACGTCATCACACGTCAACACGTATTTTGGTGGGGGCGGACGAGGGGTAATGAAAACCACGTTCTACTGTGGGTCCGAGGCAAGGGATGGATCGACAACACCAACCCCGCCTATGGCAAGCGCGTCCTTCGTGTGTTCCTGCCAATCCCAGTTTTCATCGTAGCCTTTCAACTGGCACACGGGAAGTTTCAAACATATTGGAGAAAAGAAACATGATACTTGGATACATACTAATCTGCGGAATGAGGTTTATGGAGCCATACCAAATCAACGGCTGCATTGCTTATCCTGAGCAGTTCGCCGAAATGATCGAACGCGAAAACGAGGTCCTTGGTTTCTTGTATAACCACAACCTGCCCGAAGGCCGCTACATTGACGATTTTGACTGCATTGTGATTGGAACGGGTGTATGAACACGCGCACCGACATCCTCAACGAAGCCACCACGCTTATCAATGGCGACCGTGAGCAATACTACGGCCCGCCGCAAGAGTCGTTCGGCTGCATCGCGGATATGTGGACGGCGTATCTAGGCCACCCCGTTACCGCAGCGGATGCGTGTCACATGATGGCGCTGCTGAAAATTGCACGTCTGCGCAACGGCCCGCACAGGGATAGCAATGTGGACGGCGCGGGCTATATGGCCTTGGGCGCGGAAATGAGTGAGGGGGAATAGGATGGATTGGATTAAACGCTATTTTATACAACGGCGGATTAATAGCCTGTTTAACGCATGCGCAGAAACTGGGGGTGAATTTTCGCCTTATTTTGATGCATTGACTGTGGCAATAGAATTAAAGGAAACCCCATGCGACTAGTTATCTTAGAAAGCCCCTTTGCAGGCGACGAACAGGCCAACATCGACTACGCGCGCTTGTGCGTTCGTGACAGCCTAATGCGAGGGGAGGCACCGATTGCGTCGCACCTGCTTTATACGCAGCCAACGATTTTGGACGACAGCGTGCCAGAAGAACGGCAGCACGGCATTGATGCGGGACTAGCGTGGCGGTCGGTGGCAAATGGAAGCGTTGTTTACACCGATCGCGGAATAACGCGCGGGATGGAATACGGCATTGCAGCCGCCAAGGAGGCAGGACGCACCGTAGAATATCGCTCAATCGAAAACCCTTAACAATCAACCCCATGCGTGATACGCACAACCAACGCAAGCCGATTGCCTTTCTTTTGGCAAATGCAACCGCATCGGCTTGCACACCTTGGAAGGTTAAACCATGCCAACACCACCCATGTCAGACGCATTAGCGATTGAAGCCCTTGAAGCACTAAGCCGACACAATGACAACCTAGCAGACGCGGCTAGGGAGTTAGGTCTAAATTATAACACGCTTCAAAGCCGCATTAAAAAAGCCAAGGAACGCGGCCTGCACCTATCGGAAGGCGCGCGCAACAGCATGAACCTTTCAGGGCTTGGCGGCGCAGAAATCAAAGGCGGCTGGATCCACAATTACAACGAACTCGGGAACAAGGTTGGCACGACGCGATGGTCCGCACCTGCAAGCCAAGAGGAAACGGACCAATTCCTCAACACGATACGCGGCGCGATTGACGACCAGAAAAACATGGACGTGCCGGAATACGAAATCCGCGAAAAACCAGACGGCGAATGCTTGCTTGTCATTGACCTGGCAGACATTCACGTCGGCAAGCTGTGCGTATCAACCGAGACAGGCTACACATACAGCCGAGAAATTGCTGTGCAGCGCATGATTGAAGGCACGCGCGAATTGATCCGCAAAGCGTCGGGCATGGGAATAGGCCGCATCCTGTTTGTTATCGGCAACGACATCCTGCACGTAGACAATGCGCGGTCTAGCACCACAAGCGGCACGCAGCAAGATACGCACGGCACCATACACCAAATGGCAAGGGACGGTTTTGGCGGGTATGTGGGCTGCATTGAATTGGCACGTCTAACCGCGCCCGTCGATATTATTTACATCCCGTCAAATCACGACTGGTTGATGGGGTGGTGTTTGGCACAACAGCTTGGCGCATGGTTTCGCAATGCCCCCGATGTCACGGCGACAGAATACAACCTCTCCGAACTTCACCGCAAATACTACCGCTTTGAAGGCAATCTAATCGGCCTGACACACGGGGATGGGGCCAAAGAAGCCGACCTTTATCCGTTAATGATGACAGAGGCCCGCGCGCATATCTCAGACTGCACGCATCGATATTGGTACGTCCACCACTTGCACCACAAAATTCGCAAGCAAGCTGGTGTCCTGTCGCATAAGCGTGAAAAGGACCATATCGGCATGACCATGATGCACAACGCCGCGCGCAGCATGGAAGGCGACAACGTGCAAATAGAGTGGGTTCGCAGTATGTCACCGCCAGACGGCTGGCACGACCGAAACGGGTATGTGAATCGTCAAGCTGTTGAGTGCTTTGTCCACCACCCGCACGACGGGCAGGACGGGCGCTTTACGGTTTGGTTTTAGACAAAAAAAGCCGCGCAGGAATTAACCCGCGCGGCTTAACTGTCTCAACACCCGTCGGGCCAGCAATTCACAATCGTAATAAGTTCCAAGCCAGTCGCTCGCATGGCGCCCAGATCATCACCCACAAGCGCCGCAGCATGTTCGCGCGATGCAGGGACAGCCGCGTCAAGTATCGCCGCCGCCTTTCCCTCGTTTGGCAAACTCTCGCAAGCTGTCAAGAACAGCAACGGGATCGCTAGGCAAATCAGTCTGCGCATTTCGCACCTCTTTGGTTGTGTCGTTGTAGGCTTCTGAAAGTTCGTCGTTAACGTCTTGTCGGCCCTGTTTCCGCCCCTTGTGGCGCTGTAGCTTGCCGTTGCCCCAGAACAGGGCAGCAATGCCCGCTAGGACGCTTAGAACGGCTGGAATGTTGGTGAGTAGATCAAGCATTGCGCAAGTCTCCAATCGGTAGGGGCGTTTCACCAATCCGCCGAGACGCCGCCGCAAAATAGTCCGCGTCCATCTCGATACCGATAAACGAGCGGTTGAGGTTTTTGCACGCGACTCCGGTTGTGCCTGACCCCATCGTGAAATCAAGCACGGTTTCGCCTTCGTTCGTGTAGGTACGGATTAGGTACTCCATCAGGGCGACGGGTTTTTGTGTGGGGTGCTGCTTGTTTAACCTATTGCCAGTGGAATGCTGATATATGCTAGTTGGGTAATACTGATCGTTGTAGTTGTCGGCTTTGTGATCCACGACACCGTAGCACCTACCTTGCACACCATCGGTTGAACGCTTAGGGGATTTATTTCTATACTTCCCCGTTCGCATTTGTGGGTAATACTCCATACTACCATGCTTTGCCTGAGAGAAAACAGCAACGTCTTCGTGTCGCAATAACGGCTTTATTTTGGCGTTAAGATGACCGGTTGGGCTAACTTTGTCCCATACAAAACTGTGCCGAAACATCTTTACATTTGACATAATCAACGCGGACGTGAACGGCTGCGATGCCGTCAAAACAATCGCCCCGTTCTTTTTGGTGATCCGTTTCAATTGCTCCCACATCGGTTCAAACGGGATAACGCTGTCCCACTTGCACGCGGTCGTGCCGTATGGAGGGTCTGTCAGCACCATATCAACGGACCCGTCTGGGATGTCGCGCATGGCTTCAAGGCAATCAGCGTTGATAAGCGTGCAATGGGTCACTTCGCCCACCCACGTTTGACAGCAAACGTATAAGCTACCTCAACCAGACCGCCGACAACCAAGGCAACAACGGTCACGACGTCAGGATCGCCCGCAAGAAAGTCCGCAGCGTCTGCGCCGATAACAACACCGACAACGTAGCGAATCAAAATTCGCGCAATAGGAGCGTAATTCATGCTTTGCCTCCGAATAATGATTGCAGAAACGCCGTCAGCCAATGAACGGGCGCGGGTGGTGTGGGGGCAGGTGTCAACACTGACGCAAGCCAAGGCGATACCATAAAGCCTGGGCAGGCTTTCGCTGCGTATTCGTTATGCCCTGACACTGGCACGTGGCCATAATCAGCGCGCAAGTTGCCAATCAAGCGCCGCAACGCCGCGTCTTGTAGCGGTGTAAAGTTGTCAGCAAATGCGTCTTTTTCATTGGACCCATGACCGCCAAACAATGACACGCCGATAGTGCCTTTGTTGTGGCCCCGAACGTGCGCTCCATCGCGCTCAACAGGCCGCGCCGTACCAATCTTGCCGTCGCGGTCGATCAGGTAGTGATATCCGCAGTCAGACCATCCACGGTCCTCAACGTGCCAGCGCTTGACCTCCGCTATTTTCTTGGCAAGGCTTTTGCCAGACCACCAATCTGCGCGGGTTGCGGTGCAGTGAACAATAATTCCCGTAATCTTTCTCATCTAAATCCCTCCCTTAAAGGCAAACGTGACGCCAGCCGCCACAACTATCCAAAACACGCGCTCCGCAAACCGCAACGACTGGCCGTTGTTGCCCGTCTTTTCCTCGACAGCAACCAATCGTTTGCCCTGCGCCGCCCTGTCCTTGTCAATGGCGTCAAGCCGATTAAACAGAGTGACCATTCGTTCCTCAACTCGTGCGAGTGCAACGATAGCTTCCCCCATTTGGTCCAGTTTGGCTTCTATTCTTGCTAGGCGCGCGTCATCGGCCATATCAGAAAGTTCCGTCCCAGACGCGCAATTGCGAGTTGTCAGGGTTCATCAACTCACGCGCGACAACTTCCTCCATTGCCTTGCTGTCAGACATGCTTACGCCCCATTTTTTGGCCCATATGGCAAACATTTTAGCAGGGACAACGCCGACTAGCTTGTTATCGCTTCCGAAGTCGTTTCGTCCGAGGCTTTTTAGGTTCTTGGCCCGCTCCACTGTTGACGTGAAGTCGTGCGTTTCCTTCACTATCATCTTGCCCGCTATGTCGTCCCAAATCACTGTCTCGTTTGTCTTGGTCATTTGTTGTTGCCTCGAATGTCTGGCGGGGACGCATGTGCAGCATCCGCTCCGCATTTTCATCTGTTGCTGTGAATGTATCGCCCTTGCGGTGCAAAGAGCCATTGATAAACATGCCTTTGCATGTAACGCGATATTCCATAATCACCCCTTGATTAGAAGGATGGGGCGACCGAAGCCGCCCCGCCTTAGTTATGTGATGGTGTTGTCAAACACGCCGCCGCTTGCCGCCTCGTTACGAGAAACAAGAGTCATTTCTGTAACAATCTGGCGCTTGTCAGAGTCACCAGTTTTTGCGAGAGCGACGTTTTTAGTCGGACGCAAAATGGCGCAAGCCCATTTGTCTTTTTCAACGATGAACACATCGCGCGAACGGTTTTCACGAGTTGGTACGAAGGTAATCGTACCCCAGGGAGTCACGTACACTGAATAATGGTTGATGACCTTTTCAGATTCCGCCGTGACGTTGGAACGCTGGTTATTGTTACCGGCAAATCCTAGCGCCAAAT